AGTTCTATATAACCTATGAGGAGGTTAATGATGGCACAAGACAACATGGTGTTGTTCGCGAGGAAGATTCACTTCGAGTCTAGATGGAACGAGTTGTATCTTAAAAACGGCGGACTTATTACACCAGAAATGTCAGCTCTTGGAGATCAGATCAAAACCACAATTAGACTGATCTTAAAGAATCAAGAGAATCCTAGAAATCCTAGGGACGGCGAAAATCATATTTACGCTAGCTAGGTAAGGATATAACTCTTTCAAAAAAGCGGCAACGCTTAAAAGGAGTTCTTGCACTCCTGATAAAACTTCTATATAAATCAATGATCTTAATTAAGGAGAATAAATATGTCTTTTAAATCAGATGTAAAAGCGGTCAGAGTTACAGCAACCGGTTCTGTGTTTGCTGGTAGAACGAGATTAAGAGGTATCATTTTAGAAAATGATGGTACAACAACTCAATCTATCACTTTACAAGATGGCAACGCTGTTACCCAATTTCAAACAAGTTGCCCAGCAGGTGATGTTTTTGCTTTCAATATTCCAGAAGATGGAATCTTATTCAAAGATGGCATGACTACATCAGCTATTGGTGCGGATGTTTCTGCAACGGTACTTATAGACAAGTAGGAGGTCTAAATGGCTAATACTACTTCTGGCACAGCAACCTTTGAAAAAGGTTTTACAATAGCGGATATTGTTGAAGAAGCTTACGAGCGTGTAGGTATTCGAGGTGTATCGGGTTATCAATTAAAATCAGCAAGACGTTCTTTGAATATTATGTTTCAAGAATGGGCGAATAGAGGACTTCATTATTGGGAAGTTCGTAACAATTCAATTACACTTGTAAATGGACAAGCGACATACACGATGTATAGATCTTCTGATGACGGTACTTCGGATGCAACTGCTGTGTATGGTGTAGATGATGTATTAGAAGCTTCTTTTAGAAATGCATCTAATGTTGATACTCCTTTGACTAAAATTAATCGTTCAGCCTATCAAGCATTATCAAATAAAACTTCTACCGGTCAACCAACTCAATATTTTGTAGAACGATTCATTGATAAGATTACTATCACTTTATATTTAACCCCTGGTTCAAGCGAAGCAGGTAAATTTATTAATTACTATTATGTAAAAAGAATTGAAGATGCAGGCGCATATACAAACGATGCGGACATTCCTTACCGATTTGTTCCATGTATGTTAGCAGGTCTTGCATATTATCTTGGTCAAAAAAATGCACCTGAAAGAGTTCAAGAACTAAAATTATTATATGAAGATGAATTACAAAGAGCATTAGCAGAAGATGGTTCTTCTTCTAGTTCTTACATAACCCCTAAAACTTATTATCCAAATGTCTAATTTATCAAAAGGTAGATACGCAAAAGCAATATCAGACAGATCCGGTATGGAATTTCCATATAGAGAAATGGTAACAGAATGGAATGGGTCCTTTGTTCACGTTTCAGAGTTTGAGTCTAAGCATCCACAGTTAGAGCCAAAACCTCATACAGCCGATGCACAAGGTTTACCACAAGCACGACCTGCAAGAACGGAACCTGCTACACAGAATATGTTACCAGGAAATCCTTTTGCAATTACTTCTGGAGATCAGACAATTACGGTATCAGAACCAAAGCATGGAAGATCTGTATCAGATGTTGTGGTATTTAGAAATGTAGGTGGAAGTCCTGGAGGACTTGCGTATACAGTATTTGAAAATGCGTCAGGATTTAGTATAACGACAGTAACAACAAATACCTATACTTTTGAATTGGGTAGTACCCCAACAGAAAGTGGAAATTTCGGAGGATCAACTGTAACAGCTGGACCTGTTACGATTACACCATAATGGCATACACATTAGAAAATTTAAGAACTGATATTAGGAACTACACAGAAGTAGATGATTCAGTATTAACCGATTCAGTATTAAGTACCCTTATTAAAAATGCTGAAAACAAAATTTACAGAGAAGTAGATTCTGATGACAACCGATTTTACGCAACATCTAATATGCAAGCCGGAAACCGATATGTGTCTATTCCAGCGGATTTAAGATTTATACGATATGCACAATTAACCGATACCAATGTGACTCCAAACGTTCAAAGCTTTTTAGAGAAAAGAGACACCTCATTTATGGCAGAATATTATGATACTCCAGGAACAAGTTCAGGTTTACCTAAATATTATGCAAATTGGGACGCTAATTTTTGGGTGGTTGCACCTACACCAGATTCTACTTATTTGATCACTTTGGCTTATACTAAACAACCTGGAAGCATTTTAGATGCCCCTGGAGCGACTGCAGGAACCTATGTATCTAATAAATATCAGGATTTACTTTTGTATGCGTGTCTGGTAAATACATATGCATACTTGAAAGGTCCTGTGGATATGTTACAATACTACACACAAGCCTATGATCGAGCAATGGCTTCGTACTCTATCGAACAGCAAGGTAGAAGACGCCGAGACGAATATGACGATGGTGCTATTCGGACTCCTATCAAATCAGATTCACCATCTTAATTTTAAGGAGAAAATAAATGGCTAATATAGTACCTGATTCTTTTAAAACAGATCTTTTAGAAGGCACATTTAACTTTGCGTCTTCTGGAGGAAGCACATTTAGATTAGCGCTATACACTGACATTTCTGGTTTCAGTACTTCTACAACTGCTTATACAACGACTAACGAAGTTTCTTCGTCTGGTACAAACTATACTGCAGGTGGAAATACTTTAACGAATAATGGTGTAGCGGTAGCTTCTAATACAGCCTATGTTGACTTTGCAGATTTGACTTTCTCATCTGTAACTTTAACAGCGGACAGTGCACTGATTTATAAAGACACTTCTAATGAAGCGGTATTAGTTCTTGATTTCGGCGGAGACAAAACTGCAACGAATGGTGATTTCGTGATTCAGTTCCCAACTGCTGATGCAACTAATGCAATCATTAGACTTGGCGACGCATAATAGTTAAGGAGTTTACATGGCGTTAGTAATTAATGACAGAGTAAAGGAGACTAGTACGACTACAGGTACTGGTACGTTTACACTAGATGGAGCTGCAACAGGCTTTGAAACATTTTCATCTGCAATTGGTAATACCAATACAACGTATTATGCAATTGCGTTACAAGGTGGATCTGAGTTTGAAGTAGGCCTTGGAACGGTTAGTGCTGGAGCTTTATCAAGAGATACGATCATCTCGTCATCTAATTCAGATAATGCAGTAAACTTTTCAGCAGGTACAAAGGATGTATTTTGTACATTACCAGCTAGTAAAGCGGTATTTAAGAATGCATCAGATGTAATTGAAGGAGTACCAAGTAATGGCTTCGTCATTGCAATGTCAATAGCGTTATAGTATAAGGATTAAATTATGGCACAAAATTTTAGAAATTATTTAACTAGAAACACAGGAACAACAGCGGTTGATGCTTTAGGTGGTGCTGCAGATAGTTATGATACTTTAATTAGTATCAGAATGGCAAACACAACAAGTTCTACCATTAATGTAGATGCATTCATCAGAAGATCATCATTAGATTATTATCTAATTAAAGATGCACCTGTCGTATCAGGTGGTTCACTTGAACTTATTGATGGAGGTTCAAAAGTCGTTCTTGCTTCTGGTGATCAGCTTTTTGTTCAATCAGATACAGCAACTTCACTTGATACAATTGTTGGCGCTGTTGATGATATTAGCACGTAGGAGGTTTAAGTGGCTTATTTAGGAAACAGACCTAGAACCAACCTCATCACAATGAACTCTGAACAGTTCAGTGGTGATGGATCTACAACGGTATTTACTTTAGCACAATCGGTATCCGTCACTGCAGAAATCGAAGTGTTCATCGGAAACGTCCGTCAGGATCCGTTTACCGCATATAATGTTTCAGGCGGTACGACTTTAACTTTCACATCCGCACCTGCATCAGGAACCAATAATATTTATGTGGTCTACCAAGGTAAAACGACAGGCACAGTAGAGCCAGGACAAAATTCAATTGAGTTTGGAATGATTAAATCCATCAACGGTGGATATGAAAACAAAGCAACGATATCATCAGACATTACCGTAGACTCTGCAGATAATATGATGGTATGTGGCCCAGTAGACTTTACGGGGACTGTAACGGTAGAAGGGACATTGA